ATGACCCCAGACCCTGGCAATGCCTGAGCCTGAGCCGCTCAAATCAGTAAAAGTGCCCGGTACAGACCAACCCACAATACCTGCGGTGCCAAAATAAAATAAGTAAGGAAACAGCATCACAATGCCGCCAGTAGCATTTGCACCGGCAGGCAATGGAATCTCTTTTAACGCAGCAGTTCCTAAAACATCGCCATAGAAAATCTGACCACCTGTATCGTTACACACGCACTGCAAGTTAGGAGCTACGTGCGCAATGATCGAGTTAGCAGTTGTTGACGCGTCATACGCAGTTTGGAACATCCACTGGTTATACGCATTGACAACCAACGCATTTAAGCCGCCAGCCATATTTGTCACAGTGGTTGTGATCGTTGTTGTGTTAGCCACAACAACAAAGCCGTTAGTGCCTTGGCCAGCAGTTGCGGCCGTAATAGTGATGACCGCGCCAACAGCTACAGCAGAATAGTTTGGTGTAGATGCAAAAGCTGTGATGTTTGCAGCAACAGCAATTGCAGTTGTAGGCAAGTCAGTTGTAAATGCAACAGAGCCTGAAGTGATAGTCACGCCATTGACCGTGATGCTGCTAACCGCTCCTGCGCCGCCACCAGTTAAAGTGACCGTGCCTGTTGCAGCTACAGCCACGGGTGTTCGATTGCTGATAACCGAACTATTCTTTGTGTCATCAATCGTAAAACGCTCAACGGTTGATGCACCTGCAGAGTGGCAATACTGCAAACTCTGTTGAGTAAAACTATTAAAACCCCTAGAGATTTCAGTCAGGTACTTGTTGATTGAGCGGTAACCGCCAATCTTTCTAGGCAGTCCACGCTGAAACCTGACCCATTGCCCGTCAACGTAAAAGTCGCCATCGTACCTGGTACCATCTCGCTTGATACCCGGCAAAGACTTTAGGACTATTGTGGATTCTGGCATCAGTACGTGCCTCCGTCAACGATCGGGATGTTTCCTAGCGTAGACCAGACAACGCTCTCACTAGCAGCTGTAAATATTGCGTCACCTACTGAAGTTGCGCCTAAGTTGATACGCGCAGCAGATGCCGTGGTAGCTCCCGTACCGCCGTCAGCAATAGAAACAGGCAAAGACAAACTAGAAGAATCTGCATCGACTACGTTTGTGCCGTCAGAATAAATAATTGCACGCTGCCCGGTGCTAAAGTTAATTCCCGTTCCGGCGGAAGTCTTAACTGTAAAGGTGTACGCACCTGTTGTTTCGTTGTTGATCCAGTATTGCTGAACTGTTGCAGGAACAATGATGTTACGGTTTCCGGTCAAAACGCCTGTAAATTTATAGGCAATACGATTCAACTCACTGCCGCTCAATGTGTAATTACCAGTCCCGGCGACATTGATAACCGTATAGTCAAATGCAAAAATAGCAGACTGACCAAAACCAATAGTGTAGAAATTTAAGCCGTCTGTTGCAATGATGGCAGACTCACCTGGTTGAAAACTCAGTGACGCTAAACCATCAATCAGAGGCGCACCTGTAGGGTCAGCTGAGACAGCGCCTGAACCGGCGTTGCGCAAATAAACAAACCAGTTGTCACCCACAGTAGGCGCTGAGGGTAGAGTAAACGTACCGCCTGCGCCACTCCAGACAAACATCTTAGCGCGATCGCTTGCGCCTGCGGTGTAATTGCTATTGAAAGTGGTAATAGGCACTGACTGAGACAACAGTGTGCCTACAGCCACAATGCCAGTGCCAGCCAAAGCAGATGCGTTAGCTTCAGATACCGTAGCGCCAAACTGCAATGACTCCCACAAGCCGTTTGTTGTGGTGTTGCTAGTCAAATAAATCTGATAGACCGTCCCGGCGGCAATCGACGCAATTTGCGTACCCCCAGCGTTCTTAACTATAAAAGTTTGAGCGCCTTGGTTGTTGAACAGGATGGTGTTGCCAACGCCACTCTTTTTGGCATCTGGCAAAAAGATTGACAGACTTGCAGTAGCGGCTGTTACATCAATGATGCGCGTTGCTAAGTTAGTGTTGGTTGAGGTTTCCTCTGGCCAACTTAGCGTTACATCCACAGTTAGCGCAATCTCGCTGTAGCTAATCTCACTTGGGTAGATGTTTGCGCCGCCAAAAACGTCTGTATAGATAGGCATTAAGCTTCACTCCTATTTGCTGAGCGATCCATGATGCGCTTTAGATCTTCTCCGTTGAGAGCCTGAGCAGCGCGGTCGTACATTCCTTGCCACACTTGAATACGCTCATCCTTTTTAAGGAATGGAGCTGCCTCAAGCAAGGTTGCGTACAACAACACATCAGGCGCGTATTCAGTGAGATAATTGGTTTGTAATTCATCGCCCAAAAGGGCAGGTTGTTCGTAGTACAAAATCTCAAGAGTTTGCACTGTAGAAGGCGTTGGGGTGATCAGCCAATTCTGATAGTCATAGTCCGCATAGAACTGAGGGGCTGCGGTCTGAGATTCATTAGGCCAATAGTTGCGGCAATACTCGTAAGCTCTGGCAAAGATAGGCGACCCTGTGACAGTCATGCTGATTGTGTCACGCCAGCGGTCAGGCTTAAGATAGACAGCCACACCAACGGATAAGGGAGTACTAACAGCCCGGATAAAGCCCTGAATTTTAAGCTCTCGGGCAATGCGCCGCTCACCTAGTGTAACTAAGCGCGGAAGCTGGTCATAAACAATTTGATCACTCTCTTGCGTGAAACCACGCTCAAGGTAGCGTCGCACGTCTACCAGCAGACTGTCGTACGTCATGCTATAGCTCATAAATACTCCGTAGGTATTAGCCGCTGATTCAGCATGCGCCGTTTAGATGGATTATAACCTTGAAATTAAACAAACGCTCGAGTGCCTGCTTTGTCAATGATAAGCGCCTGTTTACGTGGGGTTCCGTCTGGTGTGTTTGTCACGCTGATGTGCGTCCATGCGTCAAACTCGCGGATGATCTGGTCAAATGGCAAACCAGCAGCAATAACTGCCTTGACAACTGCATCAGGGGTCATTCCGGGGACACGTAAGTCTGCTGCACAGCCAATACGGTGCTGAGACGTGTCTTTGCTGCCTACGCTATCGTTGACCTGCTTTGAGCGAAACCCAGAGTTGATCATGATTGGCTTGCCGTCCAACGCTTCTTTAACCTGTTCTAAGAACTCGGCCAGCCTTTGAAGGTTGGCAGTCTCGGCTTCGTTTGGCGTGTTGTCAAACTGGCGATGGCTGGTAGCAGTCAGCTCTTCCAGCGTAAAGTGTTCTGTGAGGTTCATTTTTTACTCAACAAATCTGTCTTGGCTTGAGAGCCGGCGCTAGAGCCAAAATAATACGCAATTATCCCCGTCCAAGCTGTGCCGAGGCTTCCCAACATCATCAGGATGGCGGGGTTGCTGTCGTCTAGCTTGTTGAAGAACATCATCACCATGATGCTGAAAAATCCAATGGTTACAGCACCCGCCAGCAGGGGTGGCATGATTGACTTGGTGATTGACTGCATGTTCCGTGCAGACTTCCTGTCCTCAACTTCTAGCTTTTCAAAGTTTAGGCCAAGCTCTTGCGCCTGCTTTTGAAGCTCGATCTCAGCAATCTTGACTTGAGCAATCTGGTCTGCTGACAGCTTGTTGCTAGAGATTAAGTCGCCAACTTTTTCGGGATCAACGCCAATTGCTTTGGAGATAGCAGAAACAGCCATCCCCGCTAGTGGGCCACCAAGTGCCGTGGCAATCGTTGGTGCAATTTGTTTTAGCCAGTCCATTATTTTCTCTCCATTTTGGTTTCAATAACTGCAATACTTTGGCGGTTGTGCATGATGTCGTCACGGTTTTTTTGGATTTCTTTTTCTAAGTCTTGACGCAGTTTTTCACGCGCCAGTTCAGCGCCTGTATTTGATGCTTGCTTATTGTCGCTAGTAACCACTAGACTGATCTTGCTGTTGAGAATTGTGACCTCATGCGCCAGATTTGACAGCGCCGACATCAGGTACACTACGCAACTAAACAGCAGTGGCAGCAATGCAAATGTGATCTTTTCAACCAGTGCGCCCTTGGCGGATTCTTCAGACATATTTATCTCCTTTGAAAATCACATTTGCCAGCGCATTGCTCAAGAATTGTAAAAGACAGATAAGCAACAAAACCTATCAAGGCAAAAAAGACCAAGACCAGCATCACAATTTCAAAAGTTTCTTCAACTTCTTTTTTGTGCTTTGCCGCAGCTTCTCGTTCGCGCCTAGCATCGTGAGCCGCCTCAA